ATGCATGGTATGCATGGCAATCAAGAACTGGTCATCAGTCTTTGCCAGGTGATCATCTTGTAGGTGATGTAGCTATAATTAGAAAGGTTAAAAAATGAAAGTAGGTGATTTAATTTGTATTATGAAAATAGCTGGTAAAACAATACCAAGAGATATGGTTGAACAGCTAGAAAAAACATATTTATCAGAATCAAGAGGAGATTATATTAAGTTAGGTGATATGGATATTATCCATATGGTTAGAGCATTTAACAAAATGCATCAAGAAAAGACTGACTTAATAAATACTATTTATCATAAATATGTAAAAACAAAGGAGTTAGATGGCTAATTGTTATTATCATTCGGTATCATCAGTTAAAAAATGGGGTGGTAAAACAGAAGACTACCAACCCATACATGATTGGTTTGACGAATCTAAAAAAATTATTGCACACTGGAGTCATAGAGCTTTGCGTCATCATGCTGAAGGGTGTTTTGCTGCCGAAGAAAAGTTCGGTACGTACATAAAAAATTCTGATGGTAAAATGGTTCCTGTCAGACTTATTGCAGAAAAACATATCATGGAAGACATGGGTTGGATTCCAAGCTTTTATGATTGGGCAATACTTATCAAGCCAACCAAATGGACAATGAGAGGTTATAAAAATGTCGGAAATGACAATTGATGAAGTAATCAGAGCATTACATACACAAGGAATAACTAAAATTACATTTGATTATTCTGGTGGTGGTGATGAAGGATCTTTTGAAACACCAGAGTTTTACGAAGGTGATAAAAAAGTATATCCAGATTGGACCAAAGTAATGGCAGACGAAGAAACTGATTATGATGAAGACAGTTTTCTTGGTCAAGTATATGAGGACTATGGAAGACTAAATCAATGGTATTCATTTGCAGGTGATTACTCTTGTAATGGTACAGTTACCATAAATACAGAAACTGGTGATTTTGATGATAGTGGTGAACAAAGCACTATGGAACATCAAACATATACAGGTAATGTATTTAAAGATCAGAGAGAGTCATTCTAATGAATGCTAAAGAAAAGAAAGAAATGCTGAAGTGGGTAAATAGTTTTGCTAATGCTAAAACTGTTACTACTTCAGACAAACCAAAGAAGGAAAAGAAAAATGAAACCAATAAGAAAAAACGAGCTAGAGTATCTTGATAATTATATTGCTGATAAATTTAGACATAGAAGACAAGATATGGAATCAGCAATTGAAGCTGATACACAGAAACAAACAGATAAAAATTATAAATCATTTGTTTCTAAATTAGGTATCAAAGCAGAAATTAAAGCTTTCAAAGATGCCGAAGACAAGTTAAATAAATTTGTAAGAAGTAAAGAATCTTATGAAGAAAAACTTGAAAAAGGTAAAAGATTAGCAAGAGAAAAGTTATTAGAAAAACTTAAATCTTGGACTAATATTAGATCTTGGAAATCTAGATATGACAATGCTTATGAATGGGACATAAAAAATATGGAAGATTTAGAACCAGCTTTAAGACAAGTTTGTAAACAAGAAACTAAAAGAGCTGTTCAAAAACTTCCTAAATACAAAGTTAAACAAGATCTAGAATTACTTGAAGAACAAGCCAAAAATGTGTTATATTCTGGTAGAGATATAATGCAAGTTTGGAAACATTTAGGTATGACATTTAAAGCTTCTGGTGTACCAGTAGCTGCACCTAAAGAGTTTTTACAACTAGAAAGTAAATAATGGACATAGACAAGTACATAACGTATCTTGCATCAACTGATGAAGCCTTTGCCAAAACACAGGCAGAGGTTTCATATGGTGACGATATGTTAAAACATATAAAAGGTGCTTTTGTTTCTGACTCACAAGAGTCTGTATCTAAAGCTACCGAAAACTTTTATGCATCTGCAACTTATAAAAATCATATAAATAAGATGCATAATTTAAACGTAGAGTTATTAAGTATGAAAAACAAAAGACGTACTGCTGAAATGAATATAGAAGTTTGGCGTACTCTTGAAGCATCAAGGAGAAAGAACAATGTCTGATTTATATAATCACATAGGTTTTGCTATAAAAGAAGCAAGACGTACATCAAGCAAAAGATTAATTACACAAAGTGAATTAGCTAAAGCTTGTAATGTTACATTCCAACAAATTCAAAAATATGAAAAAGCAACTAATAAGATACCATTAGATAAGTTATTAACAGTATCAAAGTATCTTAATAAACCATTAAGCTATTTCATACCAGACCAAACACCATTAGATAAAGTAATGATTGGTCAAATAGAAACAGAACAACATAGTACCTCAAAAACGTAGTGTTGTAGGTGGGGGAAAGCGAGAGTGGAACCCCACCATATATTGTTGACAGCTACCGAAATATCCATATATCTGGTAGTATGTCGAATAAGGCACTTGGAACACAATTTCATGATCAAATAATTCCGCAGTTTGTTGAGCTGCGAAAGAGAAGAAATATATCCCAATTAGAAATGGACGAAATACTAGGTGTAGCTAAAGGTCTTGTTTCAAAATGGGAGTGTGGTATAAGAAAACCAAGCGGTTGGTTATTCTGTTGTTGGGCAGAAGCTCTAGGAGCAGAAATAATTTTAAAAGAGAAAGGTAAACATGGCAGTTAATCCAAATCTAGATCCTCATGCTATAACTGACGATCCTATTGTAAATGAAGTTATTGAGTTAATTGTAAAACGACATTTGCAAGGAATGGAAAAGTTTGGCAAAACTATGGAAGCAAATGAACGTCCTATCAATGAATGGGTAGATGAAACAATAGAAGAATTGTTAGATGCAATTCACTATTTAACAAAGACTAAAACCATCTTTGATAAATTTAAAGCAGATAATAAAAGATTAAAAGCTGCTTTAGATGCTTTTGAAAAGGAGTCATTTGTAGATGATAAAAAAGAAGAAAGAGATTGATGTAACTCCATATCATGTGCGTCAGCAGATGTGGTATATGTCATTATTAAAATTTTACAAAACAATAGAATTTGATGAACGTATCTATACCGAGTTTGCTCGTAAGTTATTAGATGGTAAGATTGATCAAAAGACTTTATCTAAATTAGATTCTTTGAGGAGAAAACATAATGAGAACGAAAAGAAAAAATATGAAGAACTTAAGAAAAAAAAAGCAACTCGTATGGGACTCAATTTTAGAAACATATATAGACAAATCAAAAAAAATTAGTGGTTATTATATAAATGATGAAAGGATAGAAATATTATATGAAAAAAGATTTTGATAGGAAACAAGGTATAGGTGGTAGTGATGCTACCAGAATATATCAAGGTAATTGGTACGATTTGTACCTAGAAAAAATTGGAGAGAAAGAGCCAGACGATCTCTCCAAAGTTTTACCAGTACAAATGGGAGTACATACCGAAGACTTTAACATACGCTGGTTTCAACAAGAAACAGGAATTAAAGTTGTTGGAGAACAAATACAAATCTTTTCAAAAGAATATCCTTTTTTATATTGCAACATAGATGGTGTACTTCAAGAAAAAAAAGCATTACTAGAATGTAAACATACTAATGCATTTACTAATGAAGTTAAGACTGCTGAAAAATATAAAGCACAGCTACAACATTATCTAATGATATATGGTGCAGATAAAATTTATTTATCAATATTTTTTGGCAATATGAAGTGGGGACTTGTTGAAGTACTTCCAGATAAAAAATTTCAAACGCAGTTACTAGCTGCAGAAGTTTTGTTTTGGCATATGGTACAAACTAAATCACCACCACCAGATTTTGTTGATTTTAATAATTTTGATGAACAACTAAAGGAGCATAACAATGGACGACAAATCATACCCATACTCACCAGGAAGTCAGAAAGTTGATACTTCAATAGAAGCTGCTGAATTAATAAAAGCAGGAGCTGATACTATACGTAAAAGAGTATTAGATATAATAATTAATAAAGGTACTTTCGGAGCTACTGCAGATGAAGTAGCAGAACTATTAGGTTTAAGTCCATTTACAGTTAGACCTAGAGTAACTGAATTATATAAGCAAGATAAAATATCACGAAAAGATAAACGTAAGAATAGTAGTGGTAGATTAGCTTATGTTTATGTAGTGAGTAAATCTTATGTAAATGAAGAATATACAAAGAAAGGAGTGTAACATGAGAACAGGTAAAGAAGAAAACTTTAGAATATGGGATCAAGTTAAAAATACTAATCCTAAATATACAAAACCATTTTCAAAGTTTGGTGGTAAACAATTAACAACAATTGATCCAATGTATCAGATACAAGTAATGACTGGTATATTTGGTCCAGTAGGATCTGGTTGGGCATATGATGTTAATTATGTTTATACTGACAAAAATGTTTTTGCAGAAGTCAAGGTTAGATATAAAGAAAAATCTAACTGGTTTGAATATGGACCAGTATCTTCAGTACAAGCATTGTACAAAAAGAATGGTAGTCTAGATGACGAAGCACCAAAGAAAGCTATGACAGATGCAATGACAAAAGCATTTAGTCATCTTGGTATTAGTGCTGATGTATTTCTTGGTTTGTTTGACAACAATAAATATGTTGAAGAAATGACGAAGAAGTTTGAAGCACCAAGTAATATTAAAATTGTAAACGTAAAGGAGTTAAACAATGGTAAACAAAGTAATGCTGATAGGAAGACTGGGAGCAGATCCAGAGATCAAGCAAACTAAAAAGGGTGAATCATTTGCTAATTTGTCTTTAGCTACTAATAAAAAGTACAAAGATAAAGAAGGACAATGGGTAGAAAAAACTACATGGCACAAAGTTGTTGTGTGGGATCCAAGACTTGCAGACAATATGCAAAAGTATGCAAAGACTGGTACTCAATTATATGTTGAAGGTGAATT